CGCAACACGAACCATATCGCCCATCTTCCTACCCTCAGCTTGATCTCTTGCTCTTTTGTTAGCCTCTAAAACAGCACTGACATCCTGCGAGTGGCTAATATGAAATTTGTCTTCGGCTTGATCGTGGTGAAGATGACTTTTTAACTCGCTCGACATAGATACCTCAAAAAGAAATAAAAGGATGGCTCCGAAGAGCCACCCAGTTTTGTTGCTATTAAGCAGTAAGTGCTTCGATAAGACCGGAAGCCTTGTCGTTCTCACAAACCAAAGTTAGCTCAGTGAGCATCTGACGCTTGTCAGAGTCACCTTGCTTGGCAAGGACGATAGTCTGTATTGGACGCAGAACAGCACGGCTCCAATACTCAGTGTCGAGTACCAAACAAGTATTCGCTTGAAGGAATCTGTTAGGTACAACTGAACACTCACCGAACGGGCTGACGTATAGGTCAACGCTGTTCACGATCTTAGTGCCAGTGCTGAAGTCACGCTCACGACCTGCTGATGCCGCAAAGTTGGCAACAGTCACAGAGTGAGATGGAGTAACTTGGATCTGGTTGGGATCGCCACCTGCTTCATAAACGCTCTGCAAAGTTCCAAGCAGAAGAGTTTCAGTGAACGCACGGTTAGAACCTGCGGTGCTAGTTGTAGAAGCATCGATCTGGTTCTGAGCAGAAGTTAGCTGACGAGCAGTTGTTGCGTTACCCGCAGTTCCTGCTTGCAAAGCACCCACAAAGCTATGCTCTATGTCACGACGCAACTCTTTTCCTTTCATCGCGATGTTCATCTGCAAATCGGAAGAGCGGCCATAGGTGGCAACTGCTTCAGAAGTACCAGAAGACTGCACAACCTTGGTGAAAATCTGCGTGTTAGCATTTTTCATGGTTGTGACGTTGTTGCTTGCCGCACCCGCGTCTGCTCCTTCTACTGCCGCATTGGTTCCGACACTTGAAAGCTCTGATTGTTGCCACTGGTGTAAAGTGGCTGACGCTGAGCTAGTGCCGATTGAAGAGGTAAAAGGAGTCAAAGTGGGACTAATGTCATAAATTATGTCCTCGATACTCTCTTTTTTACCGACTTGATCATAAGTTTTTAAGGTATTTGCTACTGATGGCATGATTAAATTTCCTGAGTTAAGTTCTGTTCAAGAGGGCTTGTACAGCGTCTTCCATAGATCCAGATTTCTTCAGACGGTCACGCGCTTTGCGATAATTGTCTTTCTTACCTAAGTCTTTGGGTTCAGCTTTCTTGCCCGATAAAGTTTTCTTCGGAGTCGCTTTCACTTTCTTTTGCGTTTCCGTTTTAGCCCTATCAAATTGCATTGCCTTGTAGAGTGCCGTTATGGATCGGTGATCATGGATACCGTTAAATTCTTCTGCGGTTATTCCCATGCTTTCCTGCGCGTACTCACCTATTGAGTAGTACAGGTCGTTGTTCCAATTCGGGATCGTAGACTTGAGAACAGTCAGGCTCTCTTTGGCACTTTCTTTCATTGCCGCCTGTTGCTGTGCTTCAGCGCGTTGTTGATGCTCTTGAGCTTGAGCACGAATAAAGTCGTGCGTCTGCTTCGTCTGCTCGAACATCGCCTTGGCTTGCTTATATTGATCTGGGTTTTCTACCGCGGCTTGTTCCCAGTTCACGTTGTCGAAACGCGAAAGGTCGGCTCCTGCGGCAGTAAGAAGTGCATTAAGTGTGGATTCGTAATTAGCAGTTTGATCTTCTGCGGCCTTACGCTGTTCGGCAACTGCTTGCGTCTTCTTGGTGTAATCAGCTTGTCGCATATACCCAAGTTTGATTTCGTCAACGGAAATATTTTCTCCGTCAATCTCAATCATGCCTTCGGTAATGACATCAGGCTCATCTTCAGATTCTTCTTCAGTATCTTCGGTTGGGTCTTCGACCTCCTCAGATTCTTCCGTTTCTTCCTCGACTTCCTGTGACTCGTCGATCACTTCATCAGTAGTCTCTTCAACTACTTCTTGCTCTTCTTCAGGCGATGGGGGTTGTCCATCTGGGGATTCCAACACTGCCGTAAGTCTAGCGATAATATCGTTATCACCTGCTTCAGCCGAGTCCGGTACTACGGTTTGTTCGTCTGACATGGGTATTCTCCTATTTTACACAACTTCGTCTTGTGTCGCCAACTCGTAGTTGTTAATGAGTCCGGCAAATTGTTGTACAAACATCTGTCCCGCTTTAAACATGGAATACAGACGCTCCCTTTCAGCATCAGCTTCTGGTGGTGTTGCGAGTATTTGCTCAATGATCGATTTGTTCATATCTTCAAACGCTCTGTTAAACACCGCGCTGTTCAACATTTCTTGTGCGGCTTCCGCAATGGATGCCATTTCTCCAACATCTTCGTTGTTCATATAAACTCCACTATGTGGTTGGTTTAGCTTTGGGTTTAGCTTTAGCCATTCGCCCCCTTGTTGGGGGCTTTGGTAAAGTCGTTTCAGGGTCTAGCTTTCCGTCTTTCCACTTTGCAAAATCATCAAACGCCTGTTTCCGCGTTTTCTTTTTGGCGTACTTCTTTTCGTTCGCCTTCTTGATAAAGTCTTCAAATGCTTGTTCGTTTATTGGCATAAATCACCCGACTGATACGTTACGTTTCTGAACCTTTTCGACAGCGAGTTCCTTCTCGTCCATCTCCATGTCGTGGTTTTGTTTTTCCACATCCATAAGTAGGCGGCTGTCTTTTTGTTCTTGATCGTGTTCCAACTTCTCCATTTCCAAGAGCATCTTGTTTTGCTCTTTCATCACATCAAGCTCCAACTGCCCTTCTAGTACAGCCACCTGTCTGGCAGTCATACCTGCTTGGAACTTCTCAACTTCAGCGGCTTTCGCTTCAGCTTGCTGTTGCTGTTCTTGCATCGCTTGTTGTTGCTGTTGGTATTCAGGACTGTTTGGATCGAACAAGAACGAAGCACCGTTCTTTATGTTCAACAACTCAAAGGCTCGACTGATCATCGCGTGACGTTGCGGTGCGCTATACATACCGCCAAGAGTTGGATCGTTTGGATTCATACTGAACTGCTGATCTAACATCAGAAGCATCTGTGCTTCTTGCGCTTGCTCTTCAGGTGTTAGCGCAACTGCAACCGACATCTCTGTGCGATCACCTAAGAACTGAGGATTCACTGGCACAAACTGGCCGTCTAACTGGATCATCTTCTCTTGGTTTTCGTTCTCTATTGCCAATCGGTAGATGTCATGCATCAGTGGCTTTAAAAAGTTCTCTGCGAAATTCCTAGCCATAACCATGATTCTGCGATTACTCGCATTCATAAACTGAGTAATCAGGTCAGAACTGTTTTGTTTGCTAACAACAGTGCTGTCCATGCCTCGCGCCATACGACTCATGCCGCTACGCGCTTCCTTCTCAGTTTCTAAGTTTTCAATCGCTTGGAACACAGTGCCTGACAAGTTAGGCATCGGCATCGGACGCACCACGTTCTCAGGATTTGGTGAGTTCACGTCGATAATCGCCCCCACCTTGTTATCCAATAAATCTCTGGGATTTTTCACAAGTGATAGGTTTGCGATGAACCGTGAGGTGTTGGTCATAAACGTATGATCAACCACACCACGCTTCAAACTACTCTGCGTTTTCTGAATGTCGAACAGCACATCAGCCAAGCTCATACCGTGGAAGCGGTGAGGTAATGGGAACGGTGTGAAGTAGCGGAAAGGCTTTTCGCTTACGATCTCTAAGTCCAATAAGACTCTGCGGCTGTGAAGCACTTTCAGCACTACACACTTCTGCAAGTCTTCACGATATTTCTTCATGTACGACTCATAGATCGTGACATACGAACGGTCGCCATCATCCTCGTAGGAGTCATCGTGTCGAAATCCATCAACAGCATCACGGCCTAGTGAGCCGTCTTCGTGCATATCTTTGTCTTCATCTAGCTTTGCTACTAACTCAGGATCGTATCCCTCGCTCAGTAACTCACCTCGCGTTCTACTGGTGCGGTGCGAACAAAAATCCGCGTCTTCTTCATCTGTAGCGCGTGGTGTTATGAGGAAGTCTTCAGGAGGTATAACTTCGATGCAGATTTTGCTTTTGTCGATCTTCCGAACAAGCTCACCGCTGTACATAACCTGAGAAGCTTCGACAGGTTGTCCGGTCATAGGATCTTGAACCTGAACGCTTTGAGCTTCTTCTGCGTATTCCGTGATTGTTACATTTGGATCAGAAACAATTTGGTTGAAGCTTGCTTCATCCACACCCTCAAATGTCTCTTCGTCATACTCGTAGTAGTTCTTGTAGTAACGCTTAACAATGCCCGTCTTAGCGACCAGTGCATCGTGTATCACGTCATGCAGAATCTTTGAGCCTTTGTTCTCTCTGTAGAAGATGTAGTTAGTCAGCGCAGTCGCCATCTTTGCAGGGATAAAATCCTCTGCGGTTTGTGGATCAAATCGGCAGATGTCTCTATCAGCCGAGAAAGTTTCCATAAGCATTGCTTTGACCGACTCAACTGCGTCAAAAACGTCCATGCTTACGTGCTGTGATCTACCTGCGCGTTCATTACCCATCGGTTGGCCGTAGTAATAGCGGTGACCTTTATCACGCTGTTGACCAATCTCGCTCTCAGCATATGAGTCTGCGGCATTGATGCTGTTTTCTAGTGAGGCAAGCAACTCACCTTCATTAATCTCAGAAGCTATATTCATTTGTCGTATACCCTGTTGAACCGTTAGTTAGTTGCTCTCGCTCTACTTGGTTCTGACCGAACCGCGTTACGCTAATAGCTGAATATCGTGTCGCATCCATAAGGTCATCGAACTCCTTATGAATTTTTCCTTTTTTCCTGTGGTATCTGCGGAACTCCTCAAACCACGGAACCAGATTGCTGAACACTCGTAACCGCCCAGTTCTGAATCTTTCCAACATCTCCATCAGTGCAGGTTCGACAAAATTCGTACCGTCTGGGTTGGTGAATTTGCCGATCATCAGCACCCCCGCCTCCAGATACATCTCTGCCAGTGTCTTACCTGAACCTTTCTCCGTGTTGTCACCGTCATGTGGATAAATACACGGGATAGTC